TTATTTCCTTATTTTAAAATCACATATACTAATCAATATAATCATACAAAAGACTGGATACAGACTTTTTTACAATATTTAACATTAGAACAGAAACGATTTTTATTTTATTATGCTATATCCACCTGTGATGTTCAATTTATTAATTATATAAAAACACAAACTAAGTTCCGTGTTACCTCTCGTTTGTATCAACATATGCTATCTCATTTAAATTATAATGGGATTATGTGTATAAATTATAATGTATTGAAGTTTATGATAGAACATTCCTATATAACAAATAGCGTGACGACTATAAATTTCTTGTTAAAGTTTCTATTGAATAATTGGATCATCAACGATACAGAATTAAGACTATTTACTTATCAATTGGTAGATATATTACCAATAACAGATTATAATTATATTAATATATCATTAGTTTGTAATAATAAATTATATGACATATTAGAAATATTATGTATCAAATATATTCATACCTTAAATTATAAAGATAGTTTGAACTATTTGACACAATATTCTAAATTTTTATATCTAAATAAAGAAATTGTATATCTTTTTTCAGTCCATACTAATGATTCATTTATGAAGGCATTAACAAAGTGTTATGGGTTTATAATAGCGTTATATACCGATAATATACAATTTTTAGAAATTAATGATTCACATATCAATTTACATACAGTTTTAATAAGTGCAATGATACATCATTCTATACATTGTATAGAGTATCTATTAGAGACATATAATACTGAATTATGTAATTATTATAGCAATCATAAAATATTCTTGAATTCATTATTGTTTCATGTATTATACGATCGCATAGTATTATCATCTACTATTCAAAAATATTTAATACATTTATTTAGTATTGATAATTTCTTACAAAAACAATACAAAGATAATCTTGCTGATTCAACGAAAGTACAAATGATCAAACTATTTGGTAGTATATTACCTTCTATAAAACAATCGACAGAAGATACCTGTTGTGTAATGTATAATAGACCTATCTATTACATGCATTGTAAATCTAATGTTCCTCATTGTATTGGATTAGATGTCTTTCAGCAATTGACCAATAATAAATGTCCTTACTGTAGATCGAATATGAAATGTATTATATATGAAAATAATTAATTAATCTATATTATTAATTAATTAGATTTTAAACCCGAATGCAAACACGCTAATCGCTGTTCTTTAAATGGTCCATAATAATGTACAGTATGGTCTATTATATACTTAACCCATTGTTTGTGCTCTTCTTTTGTAAATGTTTCATATTGATATTTTATATTTGCCCCTTTTAAAAATAAATTTAAACATATAATAACTTCGTCTGTATCTGATACACTTAATGATAACTCTTTTAACTTATCTTTTAAATAAAAATAATGTGAGTCGGATGGAGAATTGCGGAATGCATAAATGTCCTGAATTATAAATGTATTGTCACTTTCCATAATGTGATTTACTGTTATAACACTAATTCACATTATTTTAAAGATGTTATTTATTAGTATAAATGACGATTGTACAAAGTCTCCTTTCTGAAATGGAAAGCATCGAACATGAATTGAAACATTTAAGATTGCAAATTCGTAAATTAAATAAACGAAAACAAGAGATTAAAGAACAAACTATTACTCATATGATTAAAAAAAAACAGACAACTTGTAATATAAAAAACAAAGTCTATCTCATTGAAGAATCTGAAAAAAGACAACGCAAAAAGGAATCTGATAAAAAAAAAGATACTATTGAATATCTAAAACAGTTTTCTGATAAACCTGAAGAAGCATATAAAGAAATATTAAATCGGTTAAGAGGAGAACCTCAAAAAACATATAAATTAAAAAATCAACATAAAAATAAAAAAAAATAAGAAATGTTGTTAAATATAAAAAAATATAAAATATCTTTATCATAATTAATAATAATGTCAAATGTATCTATCCGGTCAAGTACATATAGTTGTTCACATCCTTTAATTAATGGTAGTCAAGCAGATCGTTTACAAAGCGCTCGCACTTTTTCTCCATCTTTAAATGTAGCTAGTAACTTATATCGTGATGCCAATGACCCTGCCACTGGTCGTCCTTCTAGTCATAATGCTATCAATGGTGCTGCTGGCATTCAAGGTTTAGGTATGGCTGGTTTAGGCGCTCAACCTTTTATTGCTGTTGAAAACAATCTTCGTCAAGTTGCATACATGGATACTTATCCTCATACTGCTTTTTATGATACTCTAACTGGTGCTAACCGTGCTAATTGGTATTCTCAAGGTGCTGGTAAATCTGGTGCTACTTGTGCTGTCTATAATGGACCTGACTCATACACCTCTACTCCTGTCCAAAGTAACAATAAAGGACAGGTTGGACTCACCAGTGTTGACCGTCGCAATTACATGAACGCTCTCCAACAAGAATACAACCGAGCCCAAGGTATGTATATGTAAATTAGTTTTTTTATATACCGATATCAAGACAATAATAGTTAATATATTTATCCAATGTATTGTTTATTAGAAATATGTTAAAGTTATACTAGTTATTACAGTTCAATTTATAATGAATTATTAAATTCATTATAATAGATATGATTATTTATATAAATTATCAAGAAACATCAACTATGTGTATTAATTTTCTTCAATACTCCATCCGTATTCAACACATTTATCTTTATCTTCATCTGTCAATTTATATTTGGTATTATTTATTAATTTACCCAATACTACAGAAAATACCTTGGACCCTTTATTTTTTAATATGAACCCAGTAGGTTCATCATACCATGATTTTATTTTTACGTTATATCTTCGTTTAATAGGGTGTGGTTGGAATTGGTCCTCTGACTCATCATCACTTTCATTTGTCGATTGTTTAGTTATTACATCTTCATTATCATATTCTTCACTATCTTCATCTGTCATTGTATTCAAAGAGTTTGTCTTTACTAAGGATGAAAAAGTGTGTATATTTGTTGTACTGTTTCTATTATCATCCTCTTTTACTTCATCATCACCATCATCATTATCCTCTTTTAATTCATCATCATTGTCATTATCATCATCTTCATCATCATTTTCTTTTACTTCTTCATTGTCTTCATTGTCATTATCATCATCATTTTCTTTTACTTCTTCATTGTCTTCATTGTCATTATCATCATTATCATTCTCTTTTACTTTTTCATTGTCATTGTCATTGTTATCATTATCCTTTTTTACATCATCATTCTCTTTTATTTCTTCATTGTCGTTATTGTTTTCATCGTGTGCTAATTCGTCCTTATTATTATTGAAAGATTTAATAATAGTTGGTTTTTTTATTTTGTTTTTGTCAATCTTAGAAGTTACAGATGTTGCTTTAATTGCAAATGACTTTGATCGAACTGCATTATGTGTATTGACAGAATTAGAGACAGGAGTATCTGTAACTGGTTTAGTAATTGATTGTAAAGATTCTAAATCTGTGAGGTTTAATGTTTTTTTATAGAACTCAATGTGTGGATCTATACTTTCAATAAATAATCTATTATGTGGAGAATATAGATCATCAGTTAAAGATGGTTTATCTTTTACAAATTTATTAGTTGTGACATTATAAAACAGATTCTTATCAATAGCTTGTTTGATTTTTGAATCCAAAGTTTTTTTAGTACGTTTTGATATTTTTTTGGAAGCACTGGTATTATGAACAGGACGAGAGGTAGTAGTAGGTATTTCTTCTATGGAGATAGCACTGTATCCATTAAATAATGTACAAAGTTCATCTTTTGGGATGTCATATTTCTCATTAATAGTATTGATAAATTCGTTTTGAATATAGTCAATAAGATGTTGCGTTGTTTTTTGAATATGTTGTTCAACATATTCGTGAATTTTAAGCAACATGTGATCTTTAATGTTAAATACTGTTTCTTGTACAGACATAATGAAGTGATTGTATATAAAATTAAAATAATAAATTCATTTTTATATTTTATATTTAGTAAATGATATACAATTTACCCTCCCAATGGATATGGTTATGTATACTATTAATGTTTATATATGGATCAGGTTATTATATCTATACTATAATATTTCCATATGGTAAAGGAAATGAGAATACAACGACATATAAGAACACAGGATTGGTATTTATATATACATCTATATTATTTGCATTAATAATACATTATAAAGAACATTATATAAAAAATGATTTACAATAACAAATACATAAAATCAATGAATAACTATAATGATATAATAACCCAATTACAATTTAGATTAGATAGATATAAACACAAATCAAATAGTATAGAATACAAAGAATGGCAACTATTGTTTCATTACTTTTTAATAGCAGAATCAGAAACTAATTATTTTAAATTGCATGATATACTATCAACAGTGTCATCCAAATTGAATAAAGGAATGTGTAGTAGTACCTTTTATTATTGGAGACGATTTTTACAATATATGAATGATAAGATAACATTAAATTAATGATTGAATAATTTAATGTTATTTATAATGAGATATTAGCAGAAGAAACAGTATTGTCTATATATGAATATGATAAAGTAGATGCAAGTGTATTTAATTTATTGTGTTTAATAGTCTTTAATTTTTTTTTCTGTATATATAATTCATGTAGACGTTCATATGGTAAGAAAGGTAGTAATGCAATGCCTTGCCATTCTCGTGTTTTCCCTTCAATATCTACTTGAAATTCTTCTGGATAATAATCAGATAATTGCTCTAATATAACATGGAGGGTTTTAGGAATCAGATGTTTGCTTTTAGGAGGAAGTACACATAACAATTGTTCAAAAGGGTCTATAGGGTCGTATTGTTTATTAGACAGTTTAGTAATTTTAGTACCACTTTTTAGAAAAGTAACAATATCAGAAATTAATGGAGTATAGTGAGATGGATACATCCATAACCAATTTTTAGAAGTAGAATGATAGTATGCATTAACCCATTCTAACCCTTGTATATATTCTTTAGTTAAATTCATAATATCTGTTTGGTTGTGACAATGTGCTTTTTTATAATAATGTTTTTTAAAGATATCAATATGAATACCTTTAGTTATATTGTGTGTATCAATAAGACTTGAATTTACAGCAGGATATTGAAATGTATTATTGCGTGCTAAATCAGCGATAGCATTGGATTCATAATGTTGAAGTTTAGAACAAAACAATAATAATTTTTTTAAATAAAACCCATGTCCATTTGGAGTAGTTATATAGTCATTATTTAATGCTTGTTGTCTTATATCCATCATAAATGGAATAGCCCATACTAAATTATGACACATTGGTGTTGCGTGTAAAAAGTCATTTCCTACTAAAAAGGATATAAAAATAAAATCATTAACAAGACGTGTCTGAGTAGTATGGTCAGTCTTGGAATCCCAACGTTCAAATAATTGTTGTTGTAATAATCCAATATTAGCAACATGAAAATAAGTAGTATAATCACACACATGGAAAATATCTTCACGTAACAAATAAAATTTAGGACAATGAGTAGATAGTGATAACATAAATAAGTCAGCATCTAATCCGTACATGCAATGAGTTACTAAATTTTTGTTAGATAGATTACGAATATATTGAATAATCTTATGTTCACCTTCACCAGGTACATTAGAGTTACTAAACACGATATTTAATGATTTCCAATAATTGTTAGTGTTCATTTTATTAATAATAAAAGTTTCTAAATAAGAAGATAAATCAGCCATAAATGAAGTACCTGGAGTGATTGCATTTTTATCAAATAATTTAAATATATTTTCATCTGTTTCTTGTGCAGAACGAAAACGACGTTGTCTTTGTTGTGATTGTTTAGCAAGAGGAGCAGGACCATCTATAGCAATAAATAATACAGAAGATGGATGGACGTATTCCACAATTTGAGTAATATAATCAGAAATTGTAGTATACACTTTTTTCAGTGTGGGTTTAGTAGAAGTAGGAGGTTTTGTTTTATTAAATGCAAGTCTTTTATGATGCGTATCTTTGTTGTGAGAAGAGAAAAACACTTCTCTCACACAATTATGTAATATACCATTTGCATCAATATAAAAATTATCAACATTCGTGATAAATGGTTCCTTGATATTGGTTTTATGAACCGTATCAGGAAATGTTTGTTTGACAAATTGAAAAAATCTAGGGACACCCATGATTACGAATATATATAATCTAGTAATATATATTCAATTTTATTTTAATTCAACTACTGTATCAAATATACCACGTACAGCTTCGTGAGAACAAACAAGAATAAGTTTATCTTGACCCATGTCTTTTAGAAAAGATAAAATATCGGTATTTGTATCTGCATCTAACGATGCTAATGATTCATCTAAAATAAGAATAGGGGAATTTAACATGGAATTTACACCGCATATACTTGCTAAATTGCATCGGTCTAACTCACCACCAGATAATTGGTTGATATTATCGTACTCATTTCCTTTATAATTAATATAAGTTGAGAGTTTTAATGTATTTAATTTTTTATTTTTATTAATAGAATGTAGTTTTGCAGTAATTGGTATATCAATAAAAAAAGTATCTAAGAAATGTTTAGTATGTTCGTTAATTGTATGCATTGTAGAATCTAATGCCATAACCTCCGCTTGTATATATTTTTCTTTTAGTAATACATAACTGTTATATCGTTGTTGGACTTCATTTAGTTTGAGACTAATCGTTTCATATTTATGTTCCCAATATTCATATTTCTTTTTTAGGTCGCAGTATTCTAAATATTTATCAACACGATCTAA